GGAACACAGGGCGGCAGTGCAGAGGGCGAAGGACGACTTCGAGGCCCGCGTTGCCGAGGGGGACCCGGATGACTTGCCGTTCCTCGATGACGACTTCTACAACGAGCTCGGTACTGTCGGGAACACGTACTTCGGAGACGGGATTTCCAAGGAACAGCGCGACCTTATCCAGAGTGGTTCCGGCAAGCTTCGCCAGGCATATTCGCTTGCGAAGGCCATGCGCCAGTACGACAAGGGAGTACCTGTCGTCGACAACGCGGAAAGCTGGGAAGCGTTCAAGGCTGCGTTCCCCGCGAAGGCCGCGCAGTACGTGCAGGAAGGCGGTACGGGCAGCAAGGCCCCGTACATGCTCGGCCTTGGCATTGGCCGCGTCGCCGGTACGGCAGGCGGTTCGCTTGAACCGGCTCTCGGCATAAGCGACATCCGTAACCCGTTCCAGCAGAAGGTCGACAAGTTCAAGCAGTCCGAGTGGTACACCGGGCTTCCGGAAGAGAAGAGGAACATAGTCGAAGCCGCCCTCAAGAAGGTGGAAGAAGAACGCAAGAAAAAGGGGAAATAATGTTTCGCAATTTCGACAACTGGGATGTATACTACGACCGCGACGGCAACCGGCTGTCCGGCTGCGTGCAGTTCAACCTGAAGGACGGAACTACGCCCGCCGCCATATTCGACGGCGACGGCACCCCTATAGCCAACCCGGTGCTTACCGACGACATGGGCCGCACCGAGAGGCAGGTGTTCGTGCGTTCCGACGTTCTGGCCTACTTCTACAGGTACGTCGGGCAGGGCTCCCTAGCCGACGAGGAAGTCGACGGCATCGACCCGAGCGACGAGAGCAAGTGGGCCCTGCAGTACACCGTGGAAAGCGCCGCCATCGACGAGCGCTCCGTGTCGGGCGATTCCGCCATGGGCGTGGGAACGATTGGCGAACTCCGCGCAATCGACCCGGGCGAGGTTCCCGAGGTCGACGGCGCCAAGATAGTCTGCCTTCACGGCTACTACACGGCGGGCGACAAGGAGCCCGTATGGTACGTATGGTACCCGCAGTCCGTCAAGAACGACGACAACGGTTCCGTCATCCAGCCCGACGGTGTACTTACCGGGCGCTGGATTATGGTGCCGCCGAGCTGCCATTGCGACAGCCGGCATTTCGGCATCTTCCCGCAGGACTCGCAGTACGCCGAAATCGACCAGACTACGCAAATCGGGACGTTCATCGACTACTGCAACGTCAAGTCGCTGCATCCGTACTTCAACGGCTCGCAGTCGGCCCCGTACTTCATCTACACTTCCATCGCGGTCGACAGCGTCAACCCGATAGTCGTGAGCGACGGCACGCAGTTCGTCGACAAGGGAACCGGCAACCGGTTCTACGGCGAGTGGGAAGGCGACCCGTACTTCGTCAACCACGTAACGCAGGTCAGGGCTGCCACCGTCAAGCACAGCTGGTACTTCGGCTCCACGCGAGATGTCGTGGACTACATAATCGACACCGACAACCACCCGGCGGTTCTTTCCGGCGTGAACGTCGTTATGGCGGTATCGCCCGCCTCCGGCGTGCACCTGACCGGATGTACGGTCGAGTCCGTGCACAAGATTGACAAGTCCATAGTGCTTTCCGACATGGAAGTGAAGGAGTCGTGGTTCGCCGAGGGGTACGACTGGGACGGCCTGTCGGTATACGGGTGCAGCATACTGCTAAGGAACTTCGACAGCGCCGACACCTACGTACTGCTCAAGAACAAGCAGAACGAGGCCGACTACGGCGACCTGGGCGAACAGGAGGTGCACGATGCGGTATTCCTGGACAACGCCATCGCCGAGAACTTCTCCGGTACGGCCACCTGCCGTGGCAGCGCTGAAATCCACAATGCCAGCGCCACGCTTGCATTCACGGGTTCAGTTCCCAGCCTCAACGCAATCGACAGCTGGCTCACCGTATCGGCGAGCGGACCGTTCACCACGCTGTCCATACGGCGCGGGCAGATTGCAAGCTCGGCCACGGTTTCCGTGCTCACCGCGGCCCGACTCGACGACGTGGATATAGACGCCCCGCTGTCCATACTGGGAGGGCGGCTGGACTGCAACGGATGCCGAATCAACCGGGCCATATCGCACATCGGCGACCCGGTTGTCGAGAACGTGCGCGGCTGTGTCTTCAATGCACAGATACAGATTCGCGGGGGCGGCACCGACGTGGCCGTAAACGCGGTGTGGCAGGAGAACGTCGGCAATGTAGCGGACCCCATATCTATCGACAAGACCAACCTGGCGCTGCTCGATTCCGCGCACAGCTACACGTACAGCGGGAACTCGGGTACGTTCCTACCGGCCGACCACGCGAAATTCACGCATACGCTGAACTTCACGGACAACTTCACGACAGCGACTCAGAATGACGACTACGTCATGCTGACGAAGGATTCCACGGACGCACCGCCGAGCGTGCACTTCAGGAACGATGCGTCTTACGAGAACCAGAACCCGACCTTCAACCACGGGTTCTCGGGGGCCGTGAGCCTGTTCCGCGTGGGCCGTGACGCGTTCCCTGTGCGGGTGGACTGGCGCGTACTGTCTACCTCGGCGGGCAATATGCAGCAGCTGGCGTTCAATATCGCGCCGGTATCGTTCCGCATGCTCATGAGCAACGCCGGCGGGATGGAATGGAACTGCTACGTATACAAGGCCGCCTACGACGCGCAGGGCGCAAATACCTACGACACGCACATAGCAATCGGGCTGCTGAACTTCGCGACGCTCACGAACGTACCGGTAACCGGCGCCTTCGAGGCCGTGCGATAACAACTTGATATAGTTTCCCAGGCAGAGGGACATATTATGGAAGAAAACAAGAACATCATCGAACAATGCACCGACTTCCTGCGCCGTTCGAGCCGCAGGTATTCCAAGACCCTTCTCCGCGCCACCAAGGACCTGCGCCGCTATTCCGGCGGATTCTGGGATGACGAGTACAGGAAGGCGTACCGCAAGGGCAAGAACCGCCTCTGCCTGTCGCTGAACAACTGGAACGTAATCTGCAACGCCATAGCGTCGCCCCTGTCCGCCAGCCCGTGGCATACGGAACTGACGAACCAGGAAGACGAGAACAAGCAGATACAGGACTCCATCGATGCAATCGAGGCCCGCAACGACGTGAAGACTTCGCTGCTCGACGCGTTCCGCAAGGACGTGCTTTCAGGCTACGGGTTCGCCGTCGTGTCCACCGACGTGGACGAGTTCACCGGCGAACCCACAATCGTGCTCGAGTCAGTCAAGCACCTGCAGTCCGTCGCCATGGACCCGGCCTGCGTGACTACCTGCGGGAGCGACGCCGAGGAAGGCGCCATCGTCAACTTCGTGTCGCTCAAGAGGGCGAAGCGCGAGTGGGGCGAGGACATCGCGCCGTTCGACTACCCGCGCAGCCAGCCGTCGCTCAACATCAACGGCATGGAGCAGTGGGGCTGCCCGGAGGACCAGATTCCGGTAGTGTCGTACTACGTCAAGGAAAACGACGGCGTGATGTTCTACAAGATTTGCGGCGACAAGATTGTCCAGCAGGAAAAGCTGCCGATTAAGTACATCCCAATCATACGCTTCGCCGGTAACGAAATCTACGAGGAAAACGGGGAAATCAACTACAACGGAATCATCCAGCAGACGCTCAACCTAGAGCTCGGAGCCAACATCGCCTACAGTACCTTGATTGAACGTTGCGGACGCAGCGTCAAGGCGAACTACCTTATCAACGTGGACGCCATCGACGGCGTAGAGAAGAGCTATGCGAACGCCGACAACGAGGATGCCGTGGCTGTCCTGTGGAAGGGCGAGCACCAGCCGCTCCCGCTGACCGAGCAGTTCCAGACCGGCGACCTGCAGTCCGTAATCACGACTACCCGTACCCTCATGGAAGATACCGTTGGCGTTCCGCTTACCGGAATTCCGGACGGGGCGCCAGAACGGACCGCGACGGAAATACTGAGGCAGCAGACGTCCAAAGAGAGCAATACGGCAAGCTACTTTCAGAACGCGTTTTCTGCATGCCAGCTTATAAGCAAGATTTTCATCGAGCTCCTCAACGGCGGCATCGACCTGCGCTTCAAGCTCGAGAACGGCCCGGCCGTAATCACGAGGCAGATGAAGGCGCGTCAGGAACTGACGGCGCTCGCCGGCATGATGCCTGAGGAAATGAAGCCGCTCATCGCCAAGTTCTTTGCCGACACGCTCGAGGACGACGTGGGCAAGGATTTGAGCCGCAACATTCTCGCGAACCTGCCGAAGGACATACTGTACTTGCAGGACGACGCCATCGACCCGGGTGCCGTGCACCAGCTCGAAATGATGAAGGCCACGCTCGACGAATGCATGGCCCAGCTCGACGAGCAGATTGCCGCCAACGGCGAACTGCAGAAGGAACTCGACACGGCGGAAATCAGCATGATGGAATCCCGCGAGCAGAGGCTGCTTGACTGGCAGAAGTTCAAGATTTCCGAACAGGACAGGATGGCCCTCGAAACCGCCAAGCTCCAGCAGAGTTCCGCCGGCGCCGAGGCCAGTTTCGAACTGGATACGGCCAAGCTGATGGTCGAGGCCGAGAAGAACCAGGCCAAGGCCCAGAACGATACGGACAAGGTAATGCTCGAGGCACAGAAGCAGTCGGGCGAGGTGGAGAAGGCGTACGCCGACGGCGAGGACTCCGGTTACGAACAGGGAGTCAACGACGGCGTGGATGCAGCCTTCGGGAGGTAGTCGATGGCTATACGGTTTACACCCGGGAACCAACTCCACAACCCGAACTTCAAGAACCGTCGCGCTGCCCGTCGCCAGACCGAGGAGCAGCGTAACGAGATTTTCGCGAAGTACCAGGCGCTAGTCGGTACGATGTTCAAGAACACCCTCGCGGCCAGAAGGGCGGCCAACGCCGAACTCAACAGCCTTCCTGAATACTGGGACGAGGATACGACCCCGAGGCGCCCGCTTGACCTGACGTCCTCGTGTTTCGCCAACGTCGTACCGGCGGCTGGCGGCGTGTTCCTGTATTTCCGCAGCAACCCCAGCAAGGGGTACTTCTACCCGGCTGCCGGTACCACGGCGGAAACGGCCAAGAGGGTGGAGCAGCTGGTGTCCTCCCCGTCGCTCGGGCAGGCCTACCATAACTACTGGGGAGCGCAGAACGGCGCCCGCAAGGTCACGTCCAAGTCCGGCAAGAGCTACAGCTACAAGCTGAAGGGCGGAAAGACGCTCGACATATCGAAATTCGACAAGATGTCACGCCGTTACGGGTAACCGTAACGTCGTGCCTACATATTGTCACGAAGACCGGGAATGCGCCCCGGTCGTGCAACAAACCCGCGCATTTAAAGGAAGCCTACCTTATGATTACATCAGAACAGGCGAGCAAGATGGTCGAAGAGAAGATGGCCCGCGAGTCCGCGCCCGCACAGTCCGAACCCGAGGTGAAACCGGAACCCGATACATCCACACCGGAGCCTAAGGAAGAACCCAAGCCCGATACAGCCGCAGCCGAACCGGAAAAGAAAGAACCGGAAGGTGACAAGGCCGGGGTCGAGCAGAAGGACGACAAGCCGGAGGTGAAACCGGAAGAGGACGAAAAGAAACCGTCCGACGACAAGCCCAAGCCAAAGAAGAAATACACGCACGAAGAGCGCGTGGCCCATGCCTTCTCCATCGAGAAGCAGAAGCGCAAGGAGCAGCACGCGAAGGACAGGGCGCGTATCAAGGAACTCGAAGAGAAGTTGAAGAAGTACGAGGGGCTCAGCCTCAAGGACTTCCAGGACAACGTCGAGAACTATACCAACTACCGGCTGGAAGAGCGCGACATGCAGAACGAGGTCAAGGCGACCAAGGAACGCGTCGAGCGCGAGGAAGCCGAGGAAATGGCGAAGGAAACGGAGAGGCGAGTAAACCTCTCGTTCGAGAGCGAGGAAGAACGCGACGACTACAACGAACTCCTGCGGACAAACGGTCCGAAGTTCTACGAGGCGTTGCAGAAGGCCGACCCGAACGGCGTGGTGCTTGACTACCTGAACAGCGTCGAGAAGTATCCCATTGTCCTGCGCAAGTTGATGACAGACATGTATTCCCTGCGGTACGTATTCCGCGACAAGGACCCAGTCATCCTCCGATACAACTTGCATCAGTTCACCAAGGAACTGCTCGAGGGCAAGAAGCCCGAAGAGAAGCCCGAGGATGGACAACCTGAAACAACTCCAACGCCGGAGCCGAAGAAGCCTACGATGCCGGTAATCGGCAAGCAGGTAACGGCTAACGGCAAACCGGCCGAGCCGGTGCACGACAGGAACTATTGGAATGATTACCTGCGCAAGCACCCGCACGGTTAACAACAAACAAACTAATCATAAGGAACCATAACCATGGCTAATGATTTCAAGACTTCGCGGAAGACCGAACTTGTGGCCCTCCGCATGGCCGAATCAAGTGCTTACCTCCGTGCGGGTAGCCGTAAATACTTCAAGGACCAGCTGAAGAACCGTCGCAACGGAAAGGTCTTCGAATTCGTCATCCGCGACGCCGGTGAATACCAGCGCGGTATCGACATTTCCTCTGGCGGCGAGTCCGACCTCAGGGAAAAGAAGGTCCAGAAGGCCCTCAACGTCGGCAACGTGGCAATCGCCACCAACCTTATCGAAAAGGTCACGGACGTGAACTGGGATAAGGAAGTTGCTATCCCGCAGGGCAAGAAGCTCATCAACGGCCTCGTCCGCGACGCTATCGACGGCATGGTCGGCAAGACCATCGACGGTGCCACTGTCACTGACTACACCGGCGACTTCGGCAACACCAACACCTGCTTCGTGGGTATCGGCTACGGCCCGCTGACCGGCGCACAGAACTTCCTCGCTTCCATCAGCGACGAAAGCCAGTACGCCTTCATCAACCCGCAAATCAACAACAAGCTCGAGAATACCGGCTCCGCTTTCAAGCCCGTTGATGCAGACCCGATGTTCTCCAAGGGCCTCATCGGCAAGATTGGCGACACGGAATACCGTACCTGCCAGTTCCAGCCGCTCGTGTCCGTGTCTGCGGCACTTGCTACTGCCCTTGGCACTGTTGACGGCATCACCTACACTGCCGGCTCCAACGGCGTTGACACAATCACCCTGACCGCTTCCGGCACTGCCATCGCGCAGAAGCTCCCGAAGGGCCTCGTGATTTGGATTAACGGCGTGTACGCGACCGACCTCGTGGGCGACCGTACTTCCGAGCTCAAGGCGTTCATCAACGTTGCCGACGGCACCAACAACGGTGAAATGTCCGTGGTCAGCCTCTCCGAGGAAGACCTCATCGGCGAAGGCACCAAGGCCCTCTGCGACGCTTCCGGCGCTGCTCTCGGTGCCACCAAGGCTGCCGCCCTTACGGCTCTCGCCGGCAAGGTCACGCAGGTTGGCGACATCAAGTTCCTCGAAGCGGGCAACTACTTCGCTGGCCAGATTCGCCTCGATGGCTCTTACGAGTTCGAAATGCTTGACGAGCTGGATGCATCCAACGCCGACACGGAACGTGCCGACAACGAAGGTGTCATCGTCTTCCAGAACCGCGCTATCGACGTGATGAAGGGCAAGAACACGACTCGTTGGTCCTCTGTCACGATGGCCGGCATCGTGGAACCTCGTGCTGTCGCTACCGTGCTGGTTCGCGATGCTGAAGTGAATAAAGTTCACCTTGTCTAACTTTTAGACAGGCGACTGTTCCTCAGGAAGGGCGGCAGCTAGCCGCTCTTCCTTTTTACGTTTCCTATATTGACGGGCGTATTCACGAAAATACTCCCTGCAGTGTTCGATGTTTTTGGCACGCCAGTTTTTCTTGTACTGTTTTATATCTTCCGACCACCTTACACCATAGTCTGCCCGATTCAGTACCATGGAGTTGTTTTCACTTTGTTCATGATAGGTGGCCCATCGAAGATTACACGCTCGATTGTCGGTCCTGACCCTGTTGATATGGTCGACGGTCGGCTTGTTCTCCGGGTTTGCATGGAACGCCTCCGCCACTACCTTGTGCGCTTGGAAAAGCTTTCCGCGTATACGTACAACATAATACCCACGTTGTTTTTCAAAACAACCTGGAGTATACGCATACCTGTAATCAGAGTGGTTCGACCCCTGGACACGATTAAGTATCAGTCCATCCTCTCGGACAAGCACCCCAAGAACAGGGTGCTTGATAGCCATTGCACCGCTTAATGTAGAACAAATCATGCTACAAATATAGCAATTTCTTATATCCTCGCGAAGTCGTCCACGTCGAGCTTCGGTGGTGGTGGCGTGTAGAAGATTTCGTCCGCCAGGCACACGACGCACTTGAAGGTACGGTCGAGCATGCAGTAGCAGCCGTGCCTTACGGAACCGCACTTGTCGCACTTGTCGAGATAGCACTGCTTGGACTTCAGGGCGTTCTCAATCCATTCGGCCTTCTGTTGTTCTACGGGCTTAGCCATCGGAATCCTCCTCGTCCTCGTGCCATTCCCAGTCTATTTCCGGTTCGCCGTTCTTCTTGGCGAGCTGGTCGAAGGCGAAACAGATGTCGTCCTCTATCTCGCCGAAACTCATGTCGTTGCAATGGAACCCGTACTCTATCGCGTGCTTCACCCGTTTTACTGCTTCATTGAATCCTTCAATCATGTTGAACCTCCGCTATCAAATATAGCAAAGACTTTCGTTGAAGCGGGTGTCGACCTTGCCGTCGCTGTTCTCTTCCACCCATTCCTCGTACACCTCGTGTAGGTGCTGCTCTATGGCGGCTTCCTTCGCCCTCGCCCGTATCAGGTTCTTGTACCACCGGTGGGCCGCGTTCCGCCCCGCCTGGTACATGTAGCTGTATGGCTTCTTCCCTTCCTTGATGTATTTCAGCGAGCCCCACATTGCCATGAACATGGCGTCCGTCAGCGGGTCTATTTCGTCTGGCCTCGGCTGAATCTTCGGGTTCTCGAGCACTATGTTCAGCATCGTCCGTACGTGCACGGACAGCCTGCATTCCTCTGGATACGACAACGACCCGGCGTTGAACTTTCCCACCAGCAGGGAGAAGTCGTCCATGTCCAGGTCGTACCCCGTTACGTAGTCCGCTTCGGTGTAACGGATGTTCTTGTTGCGCTTGCGGTCTACCGGCCGCCACTTGAGTAGTTCCATAATTTGTCCCTCTTCCATTAAACTATGTCATAATGGAGTTTATTCTCCTACCTATTTAAGCGAAACAGGCGGTTTCCCCCGTCCTTTTGTGCAATTTAAATGAAGAGGGAGTTATGGCGCTAGCGTACTTGCTTTGTCCAACTTTCCAGATTGAAAATACAGCGGGCAAGCCGGCAACCGGTGGATACCTTGAAGTGTATATTGCAGGCAGCCGCAATAAGTACTACTGCGCCTCCGACTTCAACGGCACCCTGCACCCGTTCCGCATCGAGCTCGACAGCCTCGGCAGCAACGTGGTCCTTGCCGACGATTCCAACGCATACGACGTCTACGTCTACAACAGGTACGGCAGCCTCATGATGTCGCGCTACGGGGTGAAGCCCGGCGCAGGCGGGGGCATTTCTTCCGCCACCATAACGTCTACCGACGGCAGCATCATCGTCACCCCGACAGCAAGCGGGGTGGACCTCCGGGTGGATTCCGAACCCCCGACCTCCATGCGCTGTTCGGCCAGCGACTTGCAGGAAAGCGGCACGTTCGAGTTCGTACAGGTGCAGCGCGACGGCACTAACGCCTCCGTGAACAACAACGGCCAGGTAGTAGTCAACAGCGGGTGGTGGCATTACGACGTGGTAGCACGGCTCAAGTGGCCCGCCAATCCAGCAGAGAACATAACTTCCTCCGTAGTGCTGTATGCCCCGAACGGTTCCTCGTCTTCGTACTTCGACCGCTCGTACAGCCACGACGAAACCCTGCAGCTCAGCGGCGAATACAAGTGCACGCAGGACGGTACCGTATTCCAGGTAGGGATACAGGACGTTCCTTCCGGCATGACGGTAGAACTTGTCGACTTCGGCATCCACTCCGTAACAGGCGAAGGGGCTGGCGGGGTATACACTGCCGGCGACGGAATTACCATCGACGAGCCGAACCGCGTGATTTCCATAGACCCGGAAGTGGTACAGGAAAAGCTGACTGCGGGCGACGGAATCATCATCGACGCTAACAATGAAATCAGCGTCGACACGACCGTAGTCGCGACGCAGACCGACCTGACTGATGGCCTCGCCACGAAGCAGGACGTCATCAGCGATTTGTCCAGCATCAGGGCGGGCGCCGCACTGGGCGCTACGGCCGTGCAGGACCCGAACTACGTGCATACGGACGAGAACTTCACATCGGCTGAAAAGACGAAGCTTGCCGGAATCGAGGCGGGTGCCGAGGCCAACGTACAGGCCGACTGGGCAGAAAGTGACAGTTCGTCCGATTCATTTATCCGCAATAAGCCGGGGCAGACAAGCCTTGTCGCAGGCACCAACATCACCATCGTCGACGACGCGCAGAACAACACCGTGACTATTTCAGCAACCGGGTCAGCACTTTCTGCCGGCAACGGTATCGACATTACGAACAACGTTGTTTCTGCTGACCTCGACGGCACTAGCCTTACCAATGGTGCCAACGGGCTGTCCGTGACTCTCCCGGTTCCCGATACTACCGGCGCCTCGCAGGGTGACGTGTTGAGCGTAGGCCAGAGCGGTCTGGAATGGGTTGCACCTAGTGGTAGTTCAGATTTATTTTATGCTACCTATTCCTCCACTACTTTTAATGAAATTCAAAACGCTGTTAATGATGGGAAATATGTCATTCTTTCACACCAAGGATATCTAATCCCCTTGGACGGACTCGTGGGTACTGGCTACTTTGCTAAGGCGTACTTCCATGCCATAAGTAATCCGTATGACAGCCGTTCCAGAAATAACCTACGCTTGACAACGTATACTTGCAGCTATGGAAACCAGTGGTCGTACTACAATACATTCGTACCGCCGGATTCTTCAGCATCTGACGCTGGCAAGGTGCTTACCGTCAACAGCTCCGGCAACTCCGAGTGGGCAACTCCTTCTGGTGGTGGTTCCGTTACCGACGTTGAAGTAAACGGCACTAGTGTCGTGAACGCATCCGGCGTAGCTGAGGTGACCGTTCCAGCACAGGTAAATGCGGACTGGAATTCCTCTAGTGGCGCTTCGGAAATTCTCAACAAGCCGAGCATCCCTGTGATTGGCACAGTTACTCTGTAGGTAGACCATGGCATATATTACATACAACGGAAAGTTCCTGACGCGTATGAGCAAGTGGATAGGCTACGGCTCGCCGACGCCACCCACCCCGACAATTCCGCCATACACTGTGAGGGTGGAGTTTTCCGACACGTCGTTCGTGCCTACCGTAGACATACTAGGCCTGCACACTGGCGTGGCGTGGAATGAGGTATCCGCAGACGTGGGGCTGTGGGATTGCACCTGCACGCGTGAGACCGGAGGGACCAAGAACTGGAACAATCTTTTTGACGGGACGTTCACCGAGGATAAGATAGGGGCTGGCAACAGCGTCCGGATAATCGCCTGCGAGCTGCAGGGAGTCACCCAGACGGAAGCTATGTTCCGCGGCTGCAATCTCATCACGGACGTGGGTCTCCTGTATGACGGTGGAGACATTACTACCGCGATGCACATGTTTAACGGGTGCACCCAACTGCGTTCTATAGGACAGTGCGACTGGAGCAACTGCCAGTATTTCAACATGATGTTCTACAACTGTCCGAATTTAACTTCGGCTGGCTGGATAGACGCGAGTTCCGCATTGCAGCTGACGGGTATGTTCGCCTATTGCACTTCCCTGACAAGCAGCCAGGTGAATCCTTCCACTACGTCGAACGTAACTTCGTTCGAAAGTATGTTCGCGGACTGTCATAGCCTGAGGGAGGTGCCCCTTCTTGACCTTACGTCGGCGACGACAGTCAGGGAGACTTTTAGGAATACGTACAGCGTAACGCACGGGTCCCTTGACCTGTACCAGCGTGCGAGCGTGGCACCCGGAATCATTGCCGGTGGTGACACCGCACACTACCGGACGTTCTACCGTTGCGGACGCGACAGCAGCTCGGGTTCAGCCGAGCTTGCCCAGATTCCGTCGAACTGGAAATAAGGAGAAACTATGCCCACTACTTTTGCAAACACCATAGACGGCAACGAAATCCTTGCCAAGCGTGGCCAGTGCGACTATGCCGGCAACGACATACAGACAACGTATGCCACCAAGACCGAAGTCACCACTGGCCTCTCCGGGAAGCAGGATACTATATCTGACCTGTCCGATATCAGGGCTGGCGCGGCGTTAGGCGCCACTTCCGTGCAGGACCCGAACTACGTCCACACGGACGAGAACTTTACATCGTCTGAAAAGACGAAGCTTGCCGGCATCGAGGCCGGCGCCGAAGTCAACGTGCAGGCTGACTGGAATGAAAGCGACAGCGCGTCCGATTCATTTATCCAGAATAAGCCGACGATACCGTCTGGCTCCCAGCTCGTGCCTTCGGCAACTCCGTCCGATGCAGGCGAGGTACTTACTGTCGACTCGAACGGCGACCCGACATGGGCTCCGGCCCAGGCGCCCATCAACGCGGGCGACGGCATCGATATCACGAACAA